TATGAATACTCCCACCCCTGCTCGTAAGAAGCCCGGCCCCCCGCCCGTTGCGCAGAACAAGCTCACTGCGTACAGCATCGATGCTATCTGCTCGGACATTGTCGGCGGCGACAGCCTGCGTGGTATCGCTGCTCGAGTCGGCGTGGATGTGTCTACTCTGATCTGGTGGATTGAGGAAGATCCTCAACGCTCCGCACGCGCACGAGCCGCTCGCGTCCTCTCGGCCCGTCTCTGGGATCAGAAAGCGGAGGAGGTGATTGCGTCAGCCCCCGACCGGTTCGCGTTAGAGAAGGCACGAGAGCTCGCGCACCATTACCGGTGGCGCGCCAAGGCTATCGCACCGCGGGACTACGGCGACCGCGTCACAAACGAACACACCGGCGCGGGGGGCGGCCCCATCGCACTGGCGGCGATCGACATGAAGAACCTGTCGGACGAGGAGTTAGAGAACATGCAGCGTCTACTCGCTAAAGCCTCCACATCTCCCACCGAGGCGTAACCTCACTCCATGGCTGCCGCCCCCCAAGCCACCGCTACCGGCGCGATGACCCCTGCCGTCATGCTTGACATGGTGCGGCGGGAGAAGGAGCGGCGGCTGGCCTCAGCCAAGCTCTACGAGTTTGTGCGTCAGAGCTGGCCGGTGGTGGAGCCCGGTGTGCCCTTTATCCCCTCGTGGCATATCGAGGAGATCTGTGAGCATCTTGAGGCGGTGTCTGCTGGGGACATACGCAAGCTCTTGGTCAACATCCCGCCGCGGCACAGCAAGTCGACCATCGTCAGCGTCATGTGGCCGATGTGGGAGTGGTGCGCCCAGCCCGAGCAGAAGTTCTTGTGTGCGTCGTACTCCGGCAACCTGTCCATCCGCGATAACCTGAAGGCGCGCCGGTTGGTGCAGAGTCCTTGGTATCAGGAGCGGTGGGGGCATCTGTTCGAGCTCGCTGGCGATCAGAACGCGAAGCAGCGGTTTGAGAACGACAAGACCGGCTACCGGCTGGCCACCAGCGTGGGTGGTACGGCGACCGGTGAAGGCGGCTCCCGCCTGATACTCGACGACCCTCACTCGGCACAAGAGGCGCAGTCCGACGTCATACGTGAGTCGGCGCTCGAGTGGTTTGACGTCGTATGGTCGACCCGACTCAACGATCCCAAGCGTGATGCGATGGTCACCATCATGCAGCGCCTACACGAGCGCGACATCAGTGGTCACATACTTGAGGACATCGGCGGGTGGGAGCACCTGTGCATCCCCGCGGAGTGGGACGGCAAGCGGCGCAAGACGAGCCTCGGCCCCTACGACCCGCGCAAGAAGGTCGGCGAGCTCATCTGCCCCGAGCGGTTCGGCGAGAAGGAAGTCACCGAGCTCAAACAGCTGCTCGGCGTGTACGGAGCAGCGGGTCAGTTACAGCAAGACCCCACCCCGGCCGAGGGTGGTATCCTCAAGACCACGCACTTCCGGCTCTGGCCGCATGACAAGGCGCTGCCGCAGTTTGAGTACATACTGCAGTCGTATGACTGTGCGTTCACCGAGAAGACGAGCGGCGACCCAACGGCCTGTACGGTGTGGGCGATGTTCACGTTTGAGGGCCAGCGTCAAGCGATGTTGATTGATGCGTGGGACGAGCACCTGTCCTACCCCGACCTGCGGTCTCGCGCAATCAAGGATTGGGGCACCGAGTACGGCGGTATGACCAAGGACAGCGCGTTCAACCGCGCAAGGCGGCCCGACCGCATACTCGTGGAGGCCAAGGCGAGTGGTCAATCACTCCTGCAAGACCTCCGACTTGCCAAGGTTCCAGCAATCGGTTATAATCCCGGCGCAGCCGACAAGATCAGCCGTGCGCACCAAGCCGCGCCGACGCTCGAACTCGGTATACTGTGGATCCCCGAGTCCAGCAAGAACCCCGGTCATCCGGCGAGCTGGGCGGCAGGGTTCGTCAAACAACTTGGGAAGTTCCCAGTGGCCGAGCACGACGACTACGTAGACACTTTCACCCAAGCGGTCATCTACCTGCGAGACTCCGGGTGGTTCGAGCTACCCAAGGCGCGCGACGTTGACGCGCCGCCCCCGGTGCGCCGTGAGCGCGTTAACCCATACGCAGCGTAAGGAGACCCGCGTGGAGTTGATGGTGTGGAACGCAATGCTGACACTGCTCATGGCGCTACTGGGCTGGGCAGTGAAAGTGAAAGACAAAGAGATTGAAGACACCAAGCGCGAGATTGAAGCAGCGCGGGGTGAGCTGGGCCGGGTAACCATCCTGCTCAACCGCACCCGCGAGGAAGTCGCCAAGGAGTACGTCACCAAGGCCGACGTACACAACGACATCAACCGCGTGCTCGACCGCCTTGACCGACTTGACGGCAAGCTCGACGCATTCATCAAGGAGCAGCGCAACCGTGACTGAACCGACCACAGACCTCGAGCTGTTCAAGGCGCAGGTACAAGCCGAGCTCAACCGGCTGGAGGCTCAGTCCTCGGCCAAAGACGTCGCGGGTAAAGCGATCGGTAAAGATGGGCTCAAGTACATCACGGCGATCGTCGTCATCGGCGTGCTGAGTAGCCTCGCACTAGAGGGCGAAAAGATCGCCGCGGTGATGGGCCTGCTCGGAGCCAGCCTGACGGCGCTCATCAGCATGCTGGCGTCAATCGCTGGCGCGACCGAGAAGGAAGACAAGCCGGAGTTCCTGGTCATCAAAGACCTGATCGCCAAGCTCGACAAACTCGACCGCAAAGAGATGCCGATGCGAGTCGACGTCGAGGGCGACCATGTGACCGTAACCAAGGGCGACGACGTCGTCCAAGCCAAGCGAGGTGCAGCATGAGCAAGGCCAAAAAGCAGGTATGGGACAAATCGCGACCGAAAGGCCTCGGCGAGTCGAAGCCCCTGAGCTCAAGCCAGAAGTCGAGCGCGAAGGCGGCGGCTAAGGCGGCGGGGCGACCCTACCCGAACCTTGTCGACAATATGCGTGCGGCCCGCAAGCGTGGCTAGCCGAGTTGACAAGGCGTCGCTGGCTTGCAACAAGCCGCGGCGCACCCCGTCGCATCCTGACAAGTCGCATGTCGTCAAAGCGTGTTACGACGGCCAAGAGCGGATCATCCGTTTTGGCGAGCAGGGTGCCTCAACCGCGGGTAAGCCAAAGTCGGGTGAGTCCGACCGCATGACCCAAAAGCGTAAATCGTTCAAGGCGCGCCACTCAAAGAACATCGCCAAGGGGCCGAGCTCCGCAGCGTACTGGGCGAACAAGGTGAAGTGGTGAGCGGCTACGACCGCGAGCGTGTTGAGCGTATCGTGGGCGAGTTCAAAGCCCGCAATATGGCTGAGGGCGGTGCGGTCGAGGGCGGCTACGACCAACTGAACGCACGCATACTCAAAGCGCTCATCAAGAAGTACGGTAGCGAGGCCAAGGCCCGCGAAATGTTCCGTACCCTTGACGGGGGTGAGCTTATGCGTATACTCAAAGAAGCCGAGGGTTACGCTGAGGGCGGCCCGGTGCTCCCGGCTGACCGCGCCACGGGCTATCGAGCGCCGGGTCAACGGCCCGACGACCGTCTTGCTCGGTTCGGCAGCTCGTTCCTCAAGTCACTCCCGGGTGCGGCCCAAGGCGTCGCCACCGGTTACGTTGACATGCTGAGCGCGCTCAACACGTACCTGTACCAGTTAGAGCCCGCCGAGCAGATCGCGCTGCTCAAGCAGCTACCTGCCGGGTTGCGGGACATGGTGTTGAGCGGGGTGGAGTCGGCCAAGCAGCTACCCGCCAAGGTGGCCGCCGCGACCCCGGAGTCTGCCGGGCAGTTTGGTGCGCAGTTGACCGCGGAGATGCTCCTCGACCCCACACGCGGGGTAGGCAAAACCGTTCCCACTACGCAAGTCATCAAGCCCAAGGGTGGCAACTGGCCTGCCGGTGCGGTTGAAAAGACGGTGGGTAACATCAAGACACCTAAGCGGCTTCCTGCATTAATAACCCCGGCTTGGCTTGACTCTGCTCGTGAAACAGATCCCGACGCATACTACCAGTGGATCAATTTGGCTTTGCCTAAACCGCAAACTCCGCAAGAACTCGTCGACAGTTACCGAGCGCAGCTAAACAAATTAGATCTTGACGATCCGCGTAACAACGATGCCGCGTACGGCCTACAACAAGAGATTGAAAGCGAAACCCGCAACGCGGCGCTTGATACATGGCTCGACCAAAAGCTCGCCAAGTACGTCAAGAGCGAGATGGCGTCACCTGACGACCCGATTCGTAAACAGATTGACCAGTTCGCGGTCAAGAAAAAGCAATTGCTTGAGCAAAAAGACCAGCAGATTAACAAAGCGATGCTGGATCTTGAAAAGGCTCGCGCCGAGCGCGGGTTCACGCCGGAGATGCTCACCCGGTCGCAAGCCCGGTTGCGCGAGTTACGTCGCGAGCGAGACTATATCGCTAGGCAGTCGGGCTCACACATCAATCCGCGAGAACTCGAGTTGGCTAACCGGTGGGTGCCGGAAAGTGTCCCTGATATGCGGGAGCGAATGGGGTACGAGGTTCAGGGTATCGGCGAGACGCCGCTGGGTAAGGGTTGGGAGAACATGGCCGACATGTCAATCCGGCCTACGAGAGCGCGTGTTCTGATCGATCCCCAATTGTATTCTACAAAAGAGTTGAATGCTAAAATAGAAGAAAACCCGTGGTTGACCAAAGTACCGCCCGAAACGCGGGTGTATCAGGTTGATCGGGGTCAGTTTGACGACCTTGGCTTCGGTCACATGCGTGACGAGCTCCGCAACGCGCTCGACCCAGAAAGCGACCTACCCGACGCGCTTAAGATCACGCCAGACAAGTTGAAGATGCTCAACATGGCTCAGGCTTCTAAACTCGTCGACGACATCAATGCGTTCCGCGCCACCCGCGCAACCGAAGTCAACGCGGCCCGCGCTGGTAACATCGCTACGGTGCCCGTGAAAGAGTATCCCGAGCAGGGACTCAAGTGGGTTGAGCTCAAGATGCCGGAGCCAGAATTTGAACCCGGTCACGGCCCCGGCCCTGTATCCGGTTATCCCAGTTTGCACGGTATTATTGACCAAAAGACCGGGCAGTCGGTCTCCGCAGGCGCTACACCGGAAGAAGCGCGCAACCTGTACAAGCGGGAAGAACGCAAAAAAGCACTCGCCGACGCACTCAAGTACGAAGGCGAAATGCTCCAACATTGCGTCGGCGGTTACTGCGAGGACGTCGTGCAGGGTCGCAGTCGCATCTTCAGCCTGCGCGATTACGATGGTCGTCCGCGGGTGACGATTGAAGTGCAGCCTAACTCTAACCAGAAAATGACGTTTGAACAGGCCAAGCAGCAGATTGATACCGACCCAAACACCGCGGATCTTGACGACAACGCCAAGATGGAG